CGAGCAGTTCCCGACCCGTGATAGCCTCCACCTCAATCCTGTTGGCGTTGGCGTAGAGGTTGTCGTAGGAACGGTCAAGGAGCGATGAAGTTCCTACCTCGTTAGGACTGCCCTGCATTTGGATGAACTCCAACTTGCCCGAATGCTTATAGATGGCTTTGCGGACCAGGTTGAAGTTGGGGTAGGCTTGAGCGATGTAATCCGCTTGGCTTGGGTTTGGTTCGCAGACCCACACGGAACTTGACCCGAAATGGTCTGCAATCGCCTTCGCATCGTGTCCATCCCGTGAGCCGATTTCCAGCACGGTTGTTGGAACTATTCCTGCGGTTCGGATGGCGTTGCAGTATCGTTGCATGGTTAAAAGATTTTAAGCCCGTCCGCAATCTTCTTGGCGGTGCTGGCGTGGTTGGCTTTGTCAAGGTACTGCCTGAACTCCCAGTCCGCATTTAAGTCATCGGCGGTCAGGTAGTAGGGAAGATGCCTGCACTCGTAAGGTGCGACCATCCTTGCCCCTCCGATGACCACCCGCTGATAGCGTTGGTGATGGTAGAAGGCAAAGGTCGTGTCAACGGGCGCAAGTTGCAGGTCGTGGAAGTACGGTTGGTTCTTGTAGCGTAGTTCGGCTTGCTGGAAGAACAGGGCATCGGTAGGAACATCGTCCGTCCGAATGCCAAGGCCGATTTTGTCCTTGACCGAGAACTTAACCCCGTTAAACGGGTCGCCTTCCTCCTGTTCGTACATATAGGTCTTTTCGGGCAAATCATACCAAAGTTCCCGCATACGCAGGAGCGTGTCATCGGGCAGCGCCGAAAGGTCAAGGTCGGGGTCCGTGACGATGTAGTCGGGATATCCCATGTCAAACAACTGCTGCGGGATTTGCGCCTGCCATGCTACGAGGTGGCCGAAGTTGCCCCCCGTGCGGATGACTGCAACCTCATTGGCTTCTATTTTCAACTGCTCGTACCATTCCAGCGTGGGGCCGTAGGTGGAATCGTTGTCCACGATTAGGATGGGTCCAACCCCAGGCATCCGCATCAGTTTCTTGACCATCGCCTTCGGCCAAGTGTAGAGGTTGAAGTTGGTAATGATGACGGGGATTTTGGCCATGGCTAAAAAGTAATGACGAACTTATCGGGACCTGGCCATCCCTTGCAGGAGTTATAGACGGTCATGCCTTCCCGCTTCCCAATCCAATGCTCGGCCTGCCAGCGGTGTTCCCTTACGGGTTCGCCAAGTTCCCGAATGTGGGACGACTTGGCCCACCAAAAAGTCCCCGCAAAGTAGGGGTAACCGTCGGGGTTGTTGTGGTCTGCAATTTGGGGGAACTCTTCCTTGGTCAGCCAGTAGGCTCCGACGGCATCCACATTAGCGAGTTCTGCGATGGCCCGCTCCCATGCGACCACATTAAAGAATATCATAGACCTGCACCAAAGTTGGTTTATCAAACTGGGGTCGGAACTGCCCTTGGTATGAGCGTACAGGTAGGCGGCATCCTCGGTTTGGCTCGCCTTGTACATCTCGGTCAGCGTCGCTTGCTCCCAAGCGTTTGTGCGGGTAACCACAACCTTAATCTTTGCCGCCACGAGCGAGTTGTCCAGTATCTCCTTGACCACCTTCCGCTGGTCGGGAGGGCCGACGATGCCGACACGGATTTCGTCCAACTGTTCTATCAGCCCGTAATTGCACAGGGCCATCATGTGTTGGTGCATGATTAACTGCCATTGGCCGCCGCCTCCGCAATAGATGTGGTAGTAGTGTACGAGTTTCATAATATGGAAACAATTGCAAAAATCAAGACCAATAAGAGGAAGAATCTGCCAAAAATCAAAAGCAAATCAATGATGGATTCAAGGTTCATGCCCCAAAGTTACACCACAAGATACTTCCCCGAATTGCTGACGGCCAATTTGTTGAGGGCCACATAGCGCAGGGCATCGCAGGCGTGGTTATACGAGTCTATCGGGACCCCCGTGTCCTTGCCGTCTTTATCGGTCGCCCAAGTGTACGAGCGGAGTTCTTTTATCAGGTTCACGGAATCTTTCGTGACATGAAGGTTGAACCGCTTCACGATGTCAATCCCCTGCCTTACCGAATCGGGTCCCTTGGATGCGGGCTTGATGTTGAATCCGAGCCGATAGATTTCTTCAATGGACTTCGGTTCTGCCGAATCGGCCACAATCTCCCAAGCCCTCGTAATGCCGAACTCCTTCAGTCGGGTGGCAATGTCGCTATTGGTGAGCCCCCGATGATAGAGCAACTCATGAATAAACAAGTCATCCCCCCTGCGGTACACGGCAACCAAGGCGGTTGGGTCCGTGCTGAACCCCCAGTCAAGCCCGTAGGCGACGAATTTCATCGTGGATGGGTCTATACCATCAACAACCGTATAGTCCCCGTATATCGCCCCTTGTAGCGTCCCGACTTGACCGAGGCCGTACACCTTCCACCAGTTCGCCCAATATGCGGAGGTTTCGGCTTTGACCTTGGCCTTCTCAATCTCCCGAACGATGGAAGCATCAAGGGCTTCGTTGTCCTTGTAGGTTACAAGCAGGAACTCGGAATCCTTATCGTGCATGACTTCGGTATGCGCCCAAAACTCCTGCACGGGATTGTAGTCAATGTAGATGGCCTGCCGTGTACGGATGGCGAGTTGGTGATATGCCTCCCATCCGATATTGTTGGCCTCGTTCACGAACAGGACATCACGCCTTGCCCCCCGCATTTTGTCACTTTGGTCTGCGCTGAAAAACTCAATATAAGACCCGTGGGGGAACTCATATCGGAGCATGGTGCGGTTGTATAGTTCCTCTTGGTAAAGTCCTGTAGAACGCAGCATTTTGAGAAAATCCTTCAAAGCACCACGCCGCAGGTGCGGGATAGATTCGGACACAACCGAAATCTCAAACGGGCCTTGCTTCTCATCCGCTGCGAAGGAATAGAGCAGGGACAAGATGGCAAATGTTTTTCCCGCCGATGAGCCGCCTTGTACTATTCGGACTCGCTTGCGGAATCCATTAATCTTGACTGCGGTCGTTGTCGGTGTCAACTTGCAACTTTACGCCCTGCCAAATCGGCTGCGGGGTTATTGATGCGGCCACCTCCTGCTTAGGCTGACCATAGACCCGTGAGAGTAGGGTTTCCAGCGAGTAGAGCGTCCCCTTCTCCAGCGACTTCTTCATGGCTCCAGCCACGGTCTTTTCAAGAATAGTGGCCTTGGGTTCCTTGTAAACCTCGGCCAATTCCTCCAGCGTCATGGACATCATGGCCTGGAGGGTGTCGTTGATTTCCGAGCGGGTGTACCCTTGCGATGCCAGCAGGCTGACAAACTTGCGAGGGCGACCGTTGGGGTTGCCGCTGGTTCCCTTTTGAAATTGAGTTGGTTCGTTTGGGAATCCCATTTTACCTGCTATTCACCTGTTTTGTACGGCTCCCCGTTCCGCTTAACTTCAAGGCTTGGGTCAAGTTTCAGCATACGGTCAACGATGACTTGGCAATACTTCGGGTCAAGTTCCATACCGTAGCACTTACGGTTGAGTTGGTGTGCTGCGACCATAGTAGAGCCAGATCCAGTGAATAACTCCATCACAAGGTTGGATGCTTCGCTACTGTTTTTTAAGGCGATGTTGATAAGTTCAATCGGCTTGGTGGTTGGATGAAGTTCGCTCTTGGTCGGTCTGTCAACATCCCATACATCGGACTGCTTGCGGTCTGTTACTTGGCAGAGCCTGGGTGCTCCGTTCAGCCATCCATACCAGATCGGTTCGTATTTTGTGTGGTAGTCTTTTCGAGACATCACCAAGTGTGACTTGTTCCAGATGATTGTGGAGGACCAATGGTAGTCGTTCTCATGAAGCGCAAGCATTAGATTTCCCCACTCCTGGGCAGACATTACCACGTAGGTTGGGCATCCCTTCTTGGAGTGCATCGCCATCATAGCAAATGCTGACCCCATAAAGTCTTTAAAATCTCCAGTGGACATACTGTCGTTGAGGATCGTGCGTGGTTTGTATCCCATTGCGTTGCCATCTTTGACTGCGCCATAGTTTACGTTCCAGGGTGGATCTGTAAAGACCATGTCGGCAAGTTCCCCATTCATCAACTTTGCCACCGCATCGGAATCCGTACTATCCCCGCAAAGCAAACGATGCGGCCCAATCTCAAACAAGTCGCCCAGCACGATATCGGTCTTGATTTCATCGGGTATCTCGTAGTCATCCTCCTCCGCTTCCAATTTCTTCGGGTCATCAAAGGCGGGTATGTCAAGCCCCCAATCATCTAACTGCTCGGCATCCCATTGATTGGCCAGCATCTCCCAATCCCACTCCCCGAATCCCACATTGTCTTTGATGATGAACTGCCGCTGCTTGTCCTCGTCCCAATCTACAATCTCAACAGGGGCTTCCTTCCATCCCGCTTCCTTCATCGCTTTGAGCCGCATATTGCCCCCAAGGACAACCATGTCTTGATTGACGACTACGGGCCGAACCTTGGCCATTTCGGGAAGGTCTTTGAGGGATTGCACCAACTTAAAGAACTTGTCGTCCTTGATGGTTCGGGGGTTGTTGGGGTTGGCTTTGATTTTGCCTATGGGCAAGGTTTGCATCAGTATTCTATTTTGTCAATGAGTTCGTCAATCTTGTCCACGATTTTCATCTTGACCGCAAAGGCGTTGGGCGAGTTGGAATCGTCCACCGCTCCGATGCAGTCGCAAAGGGTCGTGATGACCATCATGAGCGAATCCATGCGGGCTTGGACTTGGGCCTCTTCGTTGGGGGCTTTAGTCGAGTTCGCCAAGTTCTCGGAGATTATTCCTGCTCCA